ATTCTATTATCTATTGCCATTAATAACCTCTTGTTCTTGTTCTGTTATTTCTTGCTCGATCTGAACTTAATAAAATATCTTGTCCACTTAATGTTCCAAATACTTCAATACTTCCGTTTCCTTGTCCTATCAGTGATCTAAGCTTGTCTAATGGTGCGACTACCTCTGGATTGCTAATTGAAGTTCCTGGTCCTTCTCCAACCATTGCTAAAGTTGCTCCAGTTACTAGTCCTCCAGATTGAAGTCCAATTAAACCTTTTAATATTGAGCCTATTCCTCCAGCACCTCCTATGCTTTTAAATCCTAGAGCTTGACCAAACTTACTGCCACCAAGTAAAGCATTAAGAGCAAGAGTTGCAGCTAGTTGAGCTAGTATAGCTGACATAGCTCTTTTAGAGCCTTCTACAAACGATTTGAAGAAACCTTCTGAACTCTGCAAGGCTTGAGCAAAAGTACCTTGTAAAACATTACCAAAACTCATAAAACTATTCTGCAATTGTTCAGTTAAAGAAACTATGTTTTCTTCTTGTTTCTTCAACTCTTTCAAACGTTTTAATACATCATCTGGTATGGGAGGTCCCATAACACCTTGTGGCTGAGTTTTTGTTTTAGGTTCTTTTTTGCCATCTCCAGATCCACCTCCAGATCCACCTCCAGATCCACCTCCACCTAAATTTAACGATCCACTTATATCTTTTAAAATCTTTTTAATTTTTTTTCCTTGATTTTCCATAAAAGTCCCAAAGTCATCAAAGTCGTGTTCAAAGTCTTTAAGTTCGACTTTCATATCTCTGAAAAAGTCAGCTCCTTTTTCAAATGGACTTGGAATTTGTTCAATTTCTAAAAATTCTAAAAATTTATTAAATGAATTAAATAACGCAGTAATTGGATTAAACTCTATTAGTAAAGCTATCATTTCTAACAAAGCATTTTTCCACCAATCAATATTTTTAAACCTTTCAATAAATGCTTCCCAGTTATCATTAACAAAAAGTACTCCTAATCCTAATGCAGCAATCGCAGCAGCAATTGCAATAAATTTAATACTTAGTGTAGTAACTATACCAACTATACTACCTAATACTATTAATAAAGGACCTAAAGCACCAGCTAAAATAGCAACAACAACAGACATCTTTTTAGTTTCTGGCGAAAGTTGGTTAAATTTGTCTAATAAGTCTTTAAATCCATCAGCTAAATCTAAAACAATTGGCAATAAAATATTACCTATTTCAATTCCTACATTTTGTAGCTTAACTAAAGTTTGTTTAAATTTAAATCCAGAAGTACCCGATAGTATGTCAAAACCTTCGTTAATATTTCCTAAGCTATTGTGCATCCCATCTAAAACATCAGAATAAGTTTCAGCTTGTAATCCCATAGTTGATAACGCACCAACTACAGCCTTAGAACTACCAAACATTGTTAGTAATTCTTGATTGTTGTCACCTAGTTTATCAAATAAAAACTCTAGTGTACCCATCAGACTTTCACCTATCATATCCGATAAATCAGATGTAGTCATATTAAGTTTGGCTAAAATTTCTTCTTGTTGAGCTGATGGTTTTTGCAAGGACATTAATAATGAACGCATAGCAGTTAGAGTACCAGCAGCATCACCACTTAATTTAGACATTGTTGCAGATGCAGCTCCTAGTTCTTCCATACTAACACCAGCAGCGGCAGCAACTGGAATAACACTACCTAGCTTCTCCATAAACTGTCCAGCCTCGAACTTACCTTGTTTTAAAGTTTCGTGTAGTAAATCACCAGCTTTGGATGCTGTCATTTGCTCGTCAGCGTAAGCAGTCATAATAGAAGTCAAAGCATTAGATATGGATGCCATTTCACCCATACCCATAGCAGAAGCCTTAGCTGATATTTCTAAAGCATCTAAAGCCTCTGAACCTTTAAAACCAGCAGATGTAATAAAGAATAAACCATCAGCTAACTCTTTTGCAGAAATTCCAACTTGATTGGAAAGCTGCATTATACCTTTTTCATACTCTTTTAATTCTTGTGCAGACGCACCTACAAGAGTAGATATTTTAGTCATTGATGTCTCAAAGTCAGTAGCTAACTTTACGGATGCTGCACCAAGAGCAATTAAAGGCATTGTAAGACTTCTAGTCATAGTTTGTCCCGTTCTTTTCATTGAAGAACCAAACTTTTTTAATGATCTTGTAGCCTTTCTTAATCTACTTTGGAATTGCCTATCATTAAGAGATAATTTTATACTAAGATTTTTCTGTGCCATTGTCTTTATTTAGCAATTCGTATTTCTTTTTAACATATTCTGCTCTCTGTGAGGTTGTAAATAAACACAAGCCAACCAGCGTACACGCTCCCACTCTTGACGTTGTTCTAATTCAAATCGGTCATTAATACCTTTTTGAGTACATAGAAACTCGTGAAAAGTTAGATTCCAAAAGTCTTTAGGTAGTAAGCCGAGACCATATGCAATAGCCTCTAACTTATCCCAAGTTACTTCTTCTTCTTTGCCACTTTCTTCGTGGCTTTGTCGTTTCCCTCCGTTTCAAATTTAGCTGAAAACTGACTAGAAAAAATTTCTAACACTTTATTCAAAGACTCAAAATCTTCGTCTAACATATCTGCGACATCATCAACACTCAAAGAACATTCTTGACCACTCACCCTAGAGCCGTCTTTTATTCCGTTTAGGATTAGATAACAAGCATCGTCTAAACTTATTCCATCTCCTAGCTTATCTAAGTCAGCCAAACTTCTATTAGTATCTTTACAGAATAACCTCAATGAGTTCATTCCAAATCTTACTGGATAATCTTTTCCGTTTATTATAACTACTTCGTACATATCTTGTTGGTTTTATATTGCTAGTTGGGAGACGTGCCGTAGCACAATCCCCAACCAACAAAGAAATTATTAAATTGCGTTCTGAGTCAACGTTCCAGTGCCCTCTATCGTAATACTGTACGTGGGAGCATCTTCCATTCCAGCAGAATACTCCATACTAGAAATGAAACCAGATCCACTATAAGTATAGTCTCCAGATGTAGGAGATGCTAAACCAAATACAAAAGTAACTGCTGTTCTATTCATTGCTTGAGTGAATAACTCATCTGGTTCTGTGTCACCAGCTCCAGTATTAAAGTCCATTAAACCATCAGCCGAAAGACTGAAAGACTTTTGTCCACCTATTAAATCTCTAAATCCCGAACTATCTTTAGTCGAGATGTCTATCGTATCAACGTTAATTGATAACGATACAGTTTGTGAATGCATTAGTTTTGCATTCGCACCACCATCACTAGGACTTACCGTAAGCACTAGATCAGTTCCGTTAAAAATTGCCATAATATTTTAATTTTAAAATTTATAATTAGCTAATATCTAAATCCTTTGAAGTTTCCTTCTTTTTAGATTTTTTCTTTGTTGTGTCTATTGCATTGTTATGTCTAAGATAATTAAATACGACTCTTACTACTTCGTAAGATTCGCCTTCTTTGTATTCTACTCCTCGACATTCAATATCTTTTTTTATCTTTACTTTATACATATCTATCTATTTATGTTAAACCTATAATCTTGTGCAACGCCATAAAAACCTTGCTCACCAGCAGAATCGTCAAATAAGTCATTTTGATTTTCAAAGAATATCTTATCTACTACAACACCCCTAAACGTTCCACTAGTATAGTCTAAAGCTGTTCTTACTTTACCAGCTAAGTCAATCATACTACCATAGCGAATGTCATAAATGCTTATTTGCACAGTTACATAGTCATAAGTACTAACGCCATTTTTAGTATTGTTTGGTTCGTCAGATATTACTTGGTAAGTGATATATGGAAGTAATACATTAGTTGGAAACTTATAACGACTAGGAAAGATTCTAGGATTAGAACCACTCTCAGAAACTAAAGTTAGTACATCAGAATTACCTTTTAATATATCAAATACTGCTTTACCTACTTCCATTACTTCATTCTTTTATCAATAATTTTTTTGATTTCCTGAATTACATTATTTAAAGCAAATGTACCTCTACTAGCACTAGCCTTATCTAACATTCTAAGTCCTGGAATACCTCTAAAACCATATTCTAAGAAATAAAAGTAAAATCCACTTTTATCTTTATCAGCAAATGATTTTTTTACTCTTGGTCCTACATAAATTGTTGGCGGTGCTCCCCTTCTATTTTTACCATTTATAATAGCTAAAGATTTTCTTAGTTGTTTAGATTGAACTGGTACAATATTTTTAAGCTCTTGTAATAATGGTTTTGCAGCTTTACGCATACCTTGTCTTAATAGTGTTTTGTTTTTACTATCAGACATATTAAGTTTTTCTAAGTCCTTAATCAAAAACTTAAGTTCTCTCTCATCAATGGTAGCAGTAACAAAACCAGCGTGACCACCTTGATTACCTCTTAATATTTTAGTTGTACCTAATGCCATTATACCGTTAAATCTTGAGCATCAGTTTCCACCAATGTAAGTATTAATTTATCTTTTCTTCCTACTTCTTTAATGCTTTTTATTGAATAGACAGTTGTTCCAAAAGTTAAAGCATATTGAGGACTTACTCCAATGTCTGTTCTAAATCTTACTAGACATTCTATCATTTCTTTGTTTATTAATGCATCAGCATCATATTTAGTGTCACCACTTTTAAAATCAAAGCTCCCATAGATAGTAACAAAACTACTTGAAGCAACTTCTCTTTCACCATAAACGTCATTGGTAAAAGTTCTTTTGTATAGTTTTAACTTTCTATCTAGTTTGCCGATTATCATAGTTCTAGCAATCTATAAGGAGTTAATAAGTGTTCTACCATCAATGGAAGTTCATTTACTTGAGTTCCCATCACAACGTCTTGTCGATTTTCGTAGTATC